TTTGTTCAAGAAGGTACATTAGCTGCTGATGATAATACAATTAATGCACCAGCTGGTGCTTTGTTTATAAGAGGTATAGAAGTATTTAATTCTACTTCAGCTACTACAGGTAACGGAAGTTGGTTAGAGAAAAAAGACCAAACATATTTATCAGAATATACAGATAGATTAACAGGGCCCGAAGGTGATAGGACAGCCCAAGATGTAACAGGTTTTCCTAAATATTATGCAATGTTTGGTGGTGCGGATAATACTACAGACACATCATCAGGAGGCATGTATTTAGCTCCTACACCTGACGCTAATTACAAATTTAGAATATATTATAACAAAATGCCAAACGGCCTTGGATCAGGCACTGGTTTTAATAACAACACATATTTAAGCACATATTTTCCACAGGGTTTATTATATGCATGTCTAGTCGAGGCTTATGCTTTTTTAAAAGGTCCAGTTGATATGTTGACATACTATGAAAATAGATATAAAAATGCAATACAACAGTTTGCAGGAATGCAGCTTGGAAGACGAAGAAGAGACGATTACACTGACGGCACTGTTAGAATACAAGTTAAATCTCCGTCTCCGTAACAAGGAGTAAAAAATTATGGCAATATCATCAGCGATTTGTAACAGCTTTAAACAAGAAATTTTAGTTGGTACTCACAACTTTACTGCATCATCTGGAAATAGTTTTAAATTAGCTATGTACACAAGTTCAGCATCTTTAGGTGCAAGTACAACAGCTTATAGCACATCAAATGAAATCTCAAATACATCTGGTTCAGCTTACACAGCTGGTGGAAAAGCACTTACAAGTGTTACTCCTGTTTTAGATGGTTCAACAGCAGTTTGCGATTTCGCAGATATTAGTTTTACCTCTGCATCTTTTACAGCAAATGGATGTTTAATTTATAACGATACACAATCAGATAAAGCATGTGCAGTAGTTGCATTTGGTGGTGATAAGACTGTATCAAGCGGAACTTTTACAATTCAATTTCCTGCGGCAGCAGCATCAACAGCTATAATTCGAATAGCATAAGGAGGCACTCCTTATGTCCATAGCACAAACGTTCACAGTAACGGTAGTCAGCACTGGGGGCGGTAATAAATATTTTATTGATGGAGTCCAACAAGACACAGTAATGATCGGTGCAGGTCTTACTTATAAGTTTGATCAATCAGATAATTCTAATGATAACCACCCTTTAAGATTTTCAAGCGATAGTGACAACTCAACTCCTTACACTGTAGGTGTAACTGCAGTTGGAACTCCTGGTCAAGCGGGTGCGTATACTCAAATAGATGTTCAAAGTGGTGCACCATCAACTTTATATTATTATTGTACTAACCACAGTGGAATGGGTGGTACAGCTAATACAGATGGTTGGGGTCGTTCTTATTTTGGACAAGCTGATTGGGGAGATACAAATATTATTGTTGAAGGTTGGGGAAGACTTGGATGGGGAGCTCAAGCATGGGGTGAAGCACCTGGGGTAACTCTTTCTGGACAACAAGCAACTTCAGCAGTAGGAACAATTACAGCAGAAATTAAACCCGGTTGGGGTACTCTTGATTGGGGTGAAAATGGTTGGGGCAGCGTTGAAGAAGGTATAGAAACTTTAACTGGTCAATCTGCAACTGCATCTGTAGGAACAATTACTCCTTCTGACGTTGTAGGATTAACTGGTCAAGCAGCAACAGTTTCTGAAGGTCAATTAAGTTTAAATAATGGTGCAGACCATACTCAAGGTTTAACAACATTAGTTGCAACGACTGCGATAGGTTCTATTAGCCCAGCAGATGTTGTAGGTATTAGCAGCGCTGGTGTCGCAACAACAGCAAATGGAACTATTACTACAAATGCAGAAGATTTAATTGACGTAACTGGAGTTGGTGCAACTTCTTCAGTAGGATCATTAACACTAGAAATAGGAGTTCCTTTAACAGGAGTTTCTGCAACGGTTTCTGTAGGAACAATTTCACCCGCAGACGTCGTGGGATTAACTGGAGTTGAGGCAATTTCTAGTGTAGGAAATGTTGCTCCATTAGGATATGGAGATGTTGATATTACTGGAAATACAAGTTATAATGCTGTTGACGTTACACACGAAACATCGTATACAGACGTAACACACGCAGCATAGGAGAACAAAATTATGGCTTCAACATACACACCTCTTGGTGTAGAACTAATGGTAACTGGTGAAAACGCCGGTACATGGGGAACAAAAACTAACGCTAACTTATCTTTATTCGAACAGTTAACTGGTGGCTATTCAGCTTTATCTATTGCAGGTGGAGCAGGAACTCAAGCGTTAACTATTGTAGATGGTGCGATTACTGGAACAGCTCAATTTAGAATGATTGAGTTTACAGGAACTATTTCTGGAAATAGAATTATAACTATTCCAAATGACGTAGAAACTTTTTATTTTTTAAGAAACTCAACATCAGGCGCTTATACAGTTCAATTTAAATATGCAACTGGTTCAGGCGACACTCATACTTTTGCTACTACAGATAAAGGTGATGCTATTTTAGTTGCAACAGCAAATGATGGTAGTAATCCAGATATATACAAAGTAGCAACTGGAGACGTAACTCTTACTGGAACACAAACTTTAACAAACAAGACATTAACTTCACCTAAAATTGGTACATCTATTTTAGATACTAATGGTAATGAATTATTACTATTAACAGCCACAGGTTCAGCAGTTAACGAACTTACACTAGCTAACGCTGCTTCAGGAAATGCACCTAGTATTACGGCTTCTGGAGAAACTAATGTAAGTCTTAACCTAGTTCCAAAAGGGACAGGTCAGGTTCAAATTAATGGTAATACAGCATCAACAGTAGGAAAAGCTATTGCAATGGCATTAGTTTTCGGATAAAAAACAATTAGGAGAAATAAACTATGGCAAACCCAAATTTAGTAAATGTAACATCGATAACAGGTGAGTCGGTACAAGCAGCTTTGACTACTACTCTTACTACAGAGATTTTAGCAGCAGCATCAGATACACTTGTAAAAGTAAACAGTATTATAATAGCTAACATTGACGGAACAAATGCAGTAGACGTTTCAGTTTTTATAACTAAATCAGGTGGATCACCTGTAGCAATTGCAAGTACAATTTCTGTGCCAGCAGATGCAACTTTAGTTGTAATTGATAAAAATTCAGCTCTTTATTTAGAAGAAGGTGACAATCTTGAAGCTGGAGCTGGTGCTAACTCAGATGCAACTATCACTGTTAATTACGAAATACTAAACGACGCGTAGGAGGTCTAAGCTATGGCAAATGGCGGAATCATAGGACCTATCAATACCGTAACGCAGTCACCCGTTCCTGCAAACAATGTAGCGTTCACAGCATCAGGTACATATAATAAATCAGCAGGTTATCCAGGCGCAGGCGCAACTGTTATGATTCTTGCAGGTGGTGGTGGAGCTAGTGCTGAACACGCAGGTGGTGGTGGAGCTGGTGGTTTGTTAATGTTAACTTGTCAAACAGTAGCTAGTGGAACAACAGTAACTATCGGTGGTGGCGGAGCAGGTTCATCTGCTTACTGTCACGCAAATGGAACTAATACAACTTTTGGATCTTTAACAGCAGCCGTTGGTGGTGGTAGAGGTGGAGCTTATGCTAACTCTGCAAGTGCTGGTGGTTCAGGTGGTGGAGGAGCAGGAAGTTGTTCTGCAGGTCCCACATCTAATTCAGGATTTCCAGGAACAGCATGTCAAGGTAATGGTGGAAAAAACGCACCGGGTGGTGGACCAGGTTCTGGTGGTGGTGGCGGTGGAAAAGGTTCAGGCGGTGGTACAGGAAATCCCGGTGGAAGTGGTTTTGATGTAACTCCAGTATTTGGATCAGCACCTCAACCTTTTTATGTAGCTGACGATCCAAACGCAGGTCCTTCTGCACCAGGATTATTTGCTGGTGGTGGAGGAGGTAATTCAGGAAATCCAGGATCACTTGTCCCAGGTGGACCAGGTGGTGGTGGAAACGCAGGTGGTGGAGCACCAAGTCCTACAGGAAATTGTAAAGCAGGAGCAGGAGTAGCTAATACTGGCGGTGGTGGCGGTTCTATGAGAACTAGTGGTGGTGGAGCTGCAGGAAAAGCTGGTGGTTCAGGTATTGTAGTAGTTAAAGAAGCTTCTTTTGATAAAAACGTAGCACCTGGAGTTTGGGATATGAACTCAGTTTATGATTTTGTAAAAGCTAATAATTGGGTTAGTTAATTGACTAATTGACAGAGGACTAAAAGTAAAATATAAAATATTAGAGGAGTATAAATATGGCACATTTCGCAGAATTAGAAACAAAAGTTGATCCAACAGGTTTCACATCAGATGAGCAACAAATTGTTAAAAGAGTTGTAGTTGTTGGAAATGACTGTGTTACTTCAGATATGCACATTGATGGAGAAACATGGTGTATTAATTTTTTTAAGGGTGGGGTTTGGAAACAAACTTCTTACAATAATAATTTTAGAAAATCCTATGCAGGAATAGGAATGGTTTATGATCCTGTAAAAGATAAATTTTTAGCAGCACAACCTTATGCTTCATGGTCATTAGATGCTGATGATAATTGGCAAGCGCCAATAACTTATCCAACAGTTACAGATGATGGTGAAGACCCTAGTATATGGAGATATCATATTTCTTGGAACGACACAAAATACAACGCTGACAACACTAAAGGTTGGGAAGCAGTAAAATCAAACGACGAAGCGGAAACACCCACAGTCTACGACTGGAACGGCACAGCTTGG